TCAAAGAATGTTTTTAACGTGGTCTTTTTTAGCGTGTCAAGTTTACTGCGGCCTATTAGTCCACGCGTGCCGGGATACTTGAACCTGCGGCTTATTTGCCATGCGCATCCAATAAAAGATTTTGAGCCGCCTGCCGCACCTCCGAATAGCACCACACGTGCCGGGTGTGAATTACCCAGCACACGCAGTGCTTCATTTTGTTTCGGTAGGTACTCAATCATTAGAAAGGTAAATCGCCCGTGCCTTGTGCATCGTTTTCCTGAGGTCGGGAAGTCGATTGTTGAAGTGGCTCGCTCATCTTGCCGCTAAAGAACTTGCCGCTCTTGCCTTCCTTAACCCATGCAGCCAGACGCATCTTTTTGCCATTGACCATGATTTCACCAGTGTACTGTGGCCCGTTGTTAGCCACGTTGTTGTTCTTGAATAGGGTGAACTGACCCTCTTGCATTTGGTAATTACTCATTGTATTAATTGTTGATTATTGCGATATCGTCTACCATTAGGCTTATTGTGGTCTTGCCATTGAAGTCGGTTGTTTCAACTACTTCAAACCATTCGTGCTCGATGCTGTGCCCGTTGACAAATCCAACATACACCTCGACATCATCCGGGTATTGCGCAAGCTTATCCCACAATTCACTAATAGTCATAGCTTATATTCATCTTTGTCCGTGAGCAAATGTAACTCCTCAAAGATAAGACGCATTGTCATATTATCCTGCATTGCAGGACGCATGCTACACTTAGCTGTTAACAGAAACAACTTGCGTAACAACTCAACTTCTTTCTGTTGATCGTACTTCATTTATCACCTCCGTATGTTTGGTCGTAGTATTCAAGCCCACACGTAGTTATCCAATAATCAACACCTTGTTGAATGTGATGTTCACGCTTAAGTCCGTGCGCCTCAATAATCTGTTCCTTCTCCATTGCTTTGGCTTCTTCTTCTAATTGATATACTAAGTCACACACTTCATCACGGGTTGGCATTTGGTCTAATTTAGCGTAAAGCCATTGTAATGCTGTTTGCTTTTTCATATCAGTATTCATTTTGGTTTTCGATTAGTTCCTTATAACGCTCCTGCCTGTACTCTGTGAACTGGTAAGGTCTGTTCTTGTACACACGGAAACGCATATCGTTATCCCATGTTGGCAGGTCATCGTACTCACGCATCAAAGCTATTTCAATCTGCGGCGGGTTTTCTCTTTTCACTTCGCGTGCCGGTGCTTCTTCTATCTTCAACTTATCTGCTGCCTGCTGAATAGCACCAAGCACCTGTGGGTGTTGAAACATTTCGTAGATGTTGTTGGCTTGCTTTTCGTTTTCATTGATGGTATCACATACTACTTGTCTTTCTTGGTCGTAAAGTGGAAACCATGCAAGCACCGTTGCCGGGTCAATGCGGTTGTAGATTGTACCATACGCACCAATAGCACCACGGTCTAAACACAATTGCACATCTTCAAGTGAATACATCCACATCTTTTCCAAGATATTCTCAGCACAAAACTCAATCTGCATTGCGTTCATGTTGTTCTGCACGTTGAGCAGTTGCGTACATCGTGTTACCAGCTGCATGATTTTAGCTTTGGTGGTTTGTCTATCTAACTTACGAAGCAGTGCTATCTTGTCTTGCTGCATCGCGTGCGTTACTGATAGCGACTGCATCGCGGAAAAGTTGTTCAGCTTTTGCAACGCTGTCTGCTGTTGAATTTGAATGTTTGCCATATGTTTTTGATTTTTGATTTTGTTCAAATTTAAATGCATTGTTCATCCACTTGCGCACGGTTGATTCCCACGAAACAATTTTCGCCCCGCCCGATGTTTTCCACCCGGTGCTTGTGTAGTGGTCAAAACAATTTTTACTTTCAGAAACAATTTTGGATTCTTGCCACTTACCACCTGATTTCATATTTAACTCACCCATCAAATTATAAATATCATTTTCTGATGGTGGTGTGAAAACACCCCGTTTATGGTTTATGGTTTGTTGTTTATTGTTTACTTGTTTATGAATGTCGCAGTTGCTTTCAACATTGCTTTGTACTGTGCTTTCACTTTGCTTTGTCAAGTGCTTTTGCAATGCTTTGTCAAGTGCTTTATTAAGTGCTTTGTCAAATTTTGATAGAGCAACTATGTTGCATTGATGTTGATTGACTGCCTTCTTTACTACTTTAACAAACCCCCATTCAATCAGTTGGTCAAAACACTTCTTGTATGTGTTGTAGCTTTTACATCCCATACCTTGCATGCACTCACTGGCTGTGATTTGGAATATATCTACCCACCCCAATCGGTTGTTTATCTCAACGAGCCATAGATACAAGATACCATGCGAAGCAGTAACATGCTCCGGGTGTTCAAAGGCGTAATCAAACCATGCCCGTGAATATGAATAGCCGTTATTCTTCATTAAAGTAAATACCCACCACTACACACAAAGGCTACCCAGCGCACGGTTGTGCTTATGGCAATGCGGTAATGGTGGGATTTAAAAATGTTTTCATACTGAGTAGCGTTGCAAAGATATACAACCCTTTCACAATTCCAAATTAGAATCGCAGATTTACTTTATCTCTGCGCTTGTAGTTGTAGATTTCTTCAATCAACGAAATCATTTGATTGACATGCACGCATGATTGCAAAGCTGATGGCTGAATCTTTACTTTCTGTAAAAGTTCTGTAATGGAAAAATCGGGATTGTTACTGAGTTTCATTAACGCAAATACAAATGAACGTGTTTTAAATCCATTAAAGTATGGCTCAAAAAGATATAGCATGTCCATAAATTTTTCCGCATCTTTAACTTGTTTATCGCTAACCTTTAATGTTCCATGTTTAAAAAATTCAAAAGGAGCTCCGGCCTTTATTCCGCCTTGACCAGTAGTGTTGCCTATCAAAATACTTGCACCAATGCTTATGTTTAAATTATACTTACGCAAAAACTCACTAAGCGTTAAGTAATCTTCATAACCAAGATCGCAGTAAGCCTGCAAATAATCTTGAGAGCTCCAGTTACTGCTATTAGCATTTAGAATTTGAACCTGTAATAAACTGTATCCAGGTATCATTGTGTAATGCAATGGTAAGCTTAAATCACGAATGGCATGGAAGCGATGTTGTCCATCAATAATTTCATACTTTTCATTTACCACAATGACCGTAAATAAATAATGCTCTTGCATACTTTTCTTCAATCTGTTAATGTGAAGTAGATTTACATTTCGATTGCCATCAATGGTTTTAAACATTGAGTAATCAGTTGTTGTGTGAACTTGGTACGTAGGTACACTTAGTTCTTTCTTAGATAATAACATAAAATAAAATTGATTTTGTTTGCCTACTCTGTAAGGTTTTCGGCTACCCCTATATTATTTCCAAATAATTGTAGCGATTATAAAGCCTACGATAGCACCAACAGCCAGGATCAAAAACATCTTGCTATTGCTTGTGTCGCATTCTGCTTCCTGCACCACAGGCTTAGGAGCATCTGCCGGCACTTTGCGGATTTGCTTAATGGTTAACTGCGTAGGTGAAATCGAGTTTTGCATTTTGGATATGCGTGCAACTTTCAAGCTTTCCTTGACATATGCGTTTGCCATAGCTTGAGTAGGCATTTCACCAACCCACTTCGTTGCATTGCCATATTTTGCAATCATCCTGTGCTCACGCAATAAGGTTGCAATGCGTGTGGATACTTTGTGTTCCTTCATCATTTTTCTGATGTCAAATTCTTTTTCGTTATACATTGACATCATGAAGTTATAGTACTTCTCTTTTGTGTTCTTACTCATTTTTCTAAATAGCTTTTTATTGTTTGTGTAAATTCTTCAAATGACCTGCACACCTTGACTGCATATCCTGCATTGATTAGCTGTGCGTGAACGATTTTTTGCGTGTCTGAAAGTTTACCCTTTTCGGTTTTCATCTCGATGAACAGCGCATGGTATCCGCCCGATGAAATGCATATCATAAGGTCAGGCATGCCAGGCATTGCGCCCTCTGCCTTTAATATGTTCCAACGTTTGGCCCGTTGCACTGGAGTGCCACCGATAAACACCCCGTTAGGGAAGGAAGCAATCAATATGCGCGGGAAGGAATACCTAAACCACTCAACACATCGTTGCTGTATCTTACTTTCTTCATGCTTCATGCATTAATGGTATTAGATATAGCTAACCAAAACTTACCGATGTAATCCTCATCTGCTTCTATTTGGATCACCGGCAAATCACGTTCGAGCTGTTGGTATTCCCAATGGCCTAATGAATGGACCTCGTAATCACATCCAAGTGATACCGGGCAATAAGAAACAGATGTGCGCTCCACTGGTATATCAAAGCGAACTATCATGCTATTCTCATTATTGATGGTAACTAAATAGCACATGCGATTCTCGTTAATTATTTTCTTTTTGACTATGTACATGTTTTTGCCATTGACCCTGCGTATATCATGTACATCGTACTCGCTTTGCATTGAATCAGTGAACTGCTCGTAGAACTCTAACTCATCAAGTTTCCTGTTCATGTCATTCCACTTAGCTTCTTTCTTATCTGTGGTAAAGATGAACTTGCACCATTGAATCAGTTTGCGATTGCTCACGTTTAACTGCATGCGCAGCTTTTCAAAACTCATCTTGTCAAAGTTTTTTACAATGAACAAGATGTCGCTTCGCGTTGGTAGGTTATCCTTACGCAGTTTGTTTTTTGTTATGCTACTCATCGCCTTCATGTTTGATTGTTATTGAATTAATTACTTCGCACACCGGTAGATCCATAGCCCTTGATAAATTAATCAGTTGCTGAAGCTTGATGGTCTTGGCATCATACAGCCAGTTGTAAAGGGTACGGTCTGATATTGGTGTGCTGCTTTTACGCATCGCACGGAGTAGGGCAGCGTTACTGCCCACCGTGCGTGCTATCAATCCGTTTAGTTCGTTGTGCTTTCTCATAGCTTCGGTCTTAGTTCGGGGTTAACAGCGTAGAACACCTCGCGGTGTGCTTCGCTAAACATGTGCATGAATACCTCGGCATCAATAATCTTATAATGCCTATCACGCATATCAACCTCCATGCGTGTAACAATCTGTGAAAGGCTATCGTACTTGCGTACTTCGATTTGCTTGTTCGTGCTGTAACTCAGAACGGTAGTTAATACCATATCTTCAGACATACAGCAGAACACTTGCCCAAAACTACCACAGATGTAGTAGTGAGGCAAAGTGATTTCAGTAGACCCGCTTATTACGGGTTCATAGGTTGGAACTTCAAAAGTGTGTTTCATTGTATTGATGTATTAAAGATTAAAAAAATCGTTTGTAATTTCAGCGCTAACCGCATTTTCTATTTCATCCTGCAACTCACGGAAGTTTGAGTTGTCTATTGATTGAGTGATTTCAAGCTTATCGCAGAACACTTTGTATGATACATCATCTGTATCAAATTCAGATGGATCATAATACGTTGCTTCGCGATAGTAGCCGTTGTAACTTACCTCGATTGTAAGTGTCGCAGGGATGTGGTTGCTTTCGAGTTCAAATCTAAAATGATTCATTGCTTTTGTTTTTGATTACTTTTGTATTGATGGGGACAAATATAAGCAAGATTTTGCAGTATGCAAATAATTTCGTAAAATATTTTTGGATAGCTGTATAAGTAGCAACATATCAAGGTATTACGATGCATGGCTTGATAAGGCTACAAGGCTTGCACACGACAAAACAAAGGGAAGTGATCTATTGCATGAGGTGTTAGCGCGTTTGATGGATAGGCCAGAGCAGGATGTTAAGGACATAGTGTGCCGGGGCAAGGTGGAGCAATATGTAAACCGTGCACTGTGGCTATCATGGCACAGCAACCGCAGCGACTACGCTATCAAATACCGCAAATACTACGACCTGCATGTAGATAAACAGGTTGAAGATAGTAAACAGGATGAAACATGGATAGGTGCATTTGTAGATGGTGAATACTTGTACAGCGCAATCGGGCGTATGCATGAGTTTGATGCAATCTTGCTGCGTCTGTATAGCAAACCTGACTTTGATTACAAAGAACTAAGCGTTACAACGGGCATACCCTACCCATACCTACGCACATCAATACATAGGGCACTAAAAAAGATTAGAGAGTATGTTAAACTTCAACGCGCCATTGCACATTCAGAGAGAGAGGCTAATGACTTGCAAAAAATGTAAGTTCTACCAACCTACATTTGGCACATGCGGCACACCTTTAATCGGTGGAACCGTTATGCCTGAAGAAAACGAGGTCACTTACTACAAAGAAAAGATAAAGCTGTGCGGTTGCTTTATGGATGTGAAGACAAAGTTCCGATTCAGTTCATGCCCGGCACATAAATGGTTTGCCATTGACATGAAACCCGAGGAAATCGCAGCACTGGATGAGTTTATTAAACGAGTAAGCAAGGCCAATAAGATAGAGCAGGAAGATTTACAGATGCTGTACTATTGGTTTAGCAAGATAACGAAGAAACATGAGAAGCCTAGCGGGTGTGCATCATGCATCCGTGATCTAATCAAAGAATTTAGAAGGCAATTAGGAAAAGTATAACTAAATAAATAACAACATGCCATTACCAACACCAACATCAGACGAATCAAAAAGCGCATTCATCGCACGCTGCATGAGTGATGCAAAAGTGCAAGGTGAGTTTCCCGATTCACAACAGCGCATAGCCGTGTGCATTGCGCAGTATGAACAGAAGTAATTTGTAAATATCAAAATAACAAATATGGGACTGCAAAAAGGAATGACTAATAACCCCAATGGTAGACCACTTGGAAGCTTAAACCAAAAAACTTTAGAGTGGGAAGAATTTGGGCGCACCTTCGTAGCGGAAGCATTGCCAAAAGTTGCGCAATTTATTAATGAGTGCATGGATAGCCGGGATGAAGATTTGAAGTTTAAGGCGGCAGGTCTTACACTAGATGTACTCGAATACTTTAAACCAAAACAAGCCCGCATAACGCACAGCGGTGATGAAAAAGCACCGGTGATTATTCAGGTGCATTCAGACTTGTAACAAAAAGGAATCAAAAACTACAATACAACGGAGCATGAAATTAAAGTTTAGCATAGCAGCCAACGCCAAAGGGGTTACTCTTGGCAAGTACATCGACTATCAGAACGCAGTCGATAAGGTTGAGCAGGTGCGCATTATCACAGGCAAGAACAACGAGAGCATTCGCCTGCTGCAATCAAGTGTCATTGACGAAATAATCATGCGCTTTGAAGCTGCAATAAAGTTAGGGGGTAGTGACTTCGAACGCAAGGTGCGCGTGGGTGCAATAGAGTTAGGGTTTATTCCTAACCTTAATGAACTAACCTTTGGTGAATACATTGACTTAGATACCCAGTGCGGCAACATCTACAAAGATGGTATTATAAACGGAGAAGCAGCACACAAGATGATGTGCATACTATACCGCCCTGTTAAAGCTAAGTTTGGCAAATACTACGATGTTGAAGATTACAATCCTAACGCCAAACGTAAGTACGAGAGCGAAGTATTGCAGCTAACACTTGACCATGTACTTAATGTGCTGCTTTTTTTTTCGAGTTTAGAAATAGAACTATACAACAGTTCCCTAGAATATTTGGCCAAGGAGATAACGGAGATAGTGAAGGAGATGCAGGAACAACCCCAGACGGCCTAGCCGTTTACGGATGGTTTCACATTATTGAATCACTAGCCGAACGTGATATAACAAAGTTTGATGCAGTCACGGAGCGAGGGGTATATGAAGTGTTTACACACTTGACATACTTAGCAGACTACGTGTATGTACAAAAAGTAGAAATGAGAAAACGCAATAGATAATGAGTAGTAGTTACAATTATAGTTACAACGTGTTAATCAATAGGCTTGAGGCATTTGCCGCAGGTCACTTCTTGATTAAGCGATTTACTCACGGGCAAATTGATATGAGTGATCAGTTGAATGATGACCAATATCCATTCATGCACGTCACGCCCGATACGATTGAACCTGTAAAGGGTGCAATGCAGTTTGGTTTTCACATCATGTTTGCGGATATACCGCGTGATAAAGAAACAAAAGCGGAATATCAGCGTGAAGTCATTAGCGATTGCATCCGATTGGGGCAAGACCTTGTAGCTGAAATTCAAAATGGCCTTGAACTATTTGGCTTTAATGTGCAACTCGTTAACAACGTGGTGTTCGAGCCATTCATGGAGGAACAAAAGAACACGGTTACGGGTGTTGCGTTTACTATTAAACTTGAAGTACCTTGGGACTGGAGTGCATGTGACATTCCGGCTATATGGTCAGTTGGTGGCGCAGGTGGCAGCGGTGGTGAAGGAACGGGCTACGGCATAACGCTTCAAACCAATGGCGTAGATAATGTTGTTCAAACGCTGCTCAATCTCCAGGAAGGCGAAAACATTGTGATTGTCGACAATGGCAATGGCACGGTTACTATTAGCTCAACAGGTGGTGGTGGTGATTATGTTAGTACCGAATACAACGCAAACCACACCACAGCGACGGGCAACCAATATGTAATTGGTGATAGGGT